GAAATGGCGGCATTGCCTCCGGGAAATCCAGAAGGCGAAAAAAAGAGGTACGGGAGCGGTTAAAAGAAGCGCTAAACTGTGCAGTGGTGAATCCCAAAGTGAAAAGCATGATGAAGCAAGTTGGCATGGAGGACGGCGAGAGCAATCTTGATGCCGTTGTTGCTTCTATTGTGGCAGGGGCTATACAGGGGGCCCCTGGTTACGCGAAGCTGTTGGTGGAGCTAATAGGAGAGACTGGGGCTGAAAGAAGAGCTGAGAGGGCAGACAAGCGCGAGGAGAAACGCCTCGAGATGCAGCTTGCGGAGTTCGAGCGGCTTACGGAGGCAGAGGGTAAGGACCCTGTGATTATCATAAACGACCTAGAAGAGTAGCCAAGGGCTGCTCTTTTTGTTTGGGAGGAAGGTGAGGCGCGTGCGGTTATCACTACAGGAGACAGTGGGCAAGGGCTACGCAGATTTCTGGAACACCAAAAAGCGCTTCAGGGTATGCAAGGGCGGCCGCGGCTCAAAAAAGAGCAAAACCGCCGCGCTCAACATGATTTATCGAATCCTCCAATATCCGGAAAGCAACGGACTGTGTGTGAGGCGATACTCAAACACACAGAGAGACTCCACATACTCCGATTTACAGTGGGCAATCCAAAAACTCGGGGTGGGGCCCTATTTTGAGTGTACAGTGTCACCGATGCAAATCACACGCCGCTCCACGGGACAGAAAATCCTTTTCCGCGGACTGGATGATGGATTGAAAATAACATCCATCTCGGTGCCCAAAGGATACCTTTGTTTTGTCTGGATCGAGGAGGCCTATGAGCTCACAAATGAAGACGATTTCAATAAATTGGATATGTCAATCCGCGGCGAGGTTCCCGAGGGGTATTTCAAACAGATTACCCTGACATTCAACCCGTGGTCGGCTACCAGCTGGCTCAAGAAACGCTTTTTTGACACTCCGGACGATGATGTTTTCACAAAAACGACAACCTGGCAGTGTAACGAATGGCTTGATGAGTCGGACAAAAAGATATTCAGAAAAATGGCTGAGAAGAACCCGCGCCGCTACCGCATTGAGGGAGACGGCGATTGGGGAATTGCCGAGGGGCTAATTTACACAAATGTGGAGTGCGAAGAGTTTGATCGGGACGCACTGAGGGCAAAGCCTGGCGTCAAAGCGGCGTTCAATTTGGACTTTGGTTTTACAGACCCAAACGCTTTCGTTTGCGAAATGGTTGATGAGGAGTCAAAGACCATCTATGTCTTCGATGAGTGGTACGGGACCGGAGCGACGAACCGAGAAATTGCGGCACAGATAAAAGCGATGGGGTACGGCGGACAGAGGATTATCTGCGACAGCGCCGAGCCGAAATCCATCGCGGAGCTCCGAGAGGAAGGAATCCTCGCGGAGGCATCCCGCAAGGGAAGAGATAGTGTGAACCACGGCATACAGCTGATTCAGAACTACAGAATCGTGGTTCATCCGAGATGCGTGGAGTTCAAAAAGGAAATTGACAATTACTGCTGGGAGAAGGGCAAGGATGGCAAGCCTACGAATCGTCCTGATCATGAGTTTTCGCACGGAATGGATTCCATGCGATATGGCGTGTCGAAAATCCTTCTTCCGGATGCATTTAGTTTTGATTGAGCGAAAGGGGTGACAGAGTGTTTTTTGGTGAATCGATGCAAGACCGCTTTATTCGGCTCATACGCGAGGGCGCAGCACGGGCTGTCACCACTGAGCAGTTTATCGCGCACGAGATTGTCCGGACAAAAACCTCCAAAGAGTGGAAGTGGATGATTACCGGAGACGATTACTTCCTTGGCCGGCAGGATATACTCAAAAAGCAGCGTATGGCCATCGGCAAGGATGGAAAGCTTGAGGTGGTGCAAAACCTTCCTAACGCGCGACTGTTAGACAATGTGTACCGGCGCATGGTTAAGCAAAAAACAAATTACCTGTTTGGCAAGCCGTTCTCTATGAACTGCGAGAGCGACCAGTACCGCGAGGCGTTGACATACTTCTTTGACAAGTCCTTCATGCAGAAAATGAAGGGCATCGGTAAGGACGCGCTGAATTGTGGTATCGCCTGGATGTATGTCTACTACAACGAGCGGGGAGAGCTGGCGTTCAAGCGGTTTCGCCCGTTCGAAATCATTCCGGAGTGGAAGGACGCGGAGCACACGGAATTGGACTCTGTAATCCGGTTTTACGATGTCTCAGTATTTGACGGGAGAACTGAAAAGAAAATCACGAAGGTTGAGTACTATACGCTTTCCGGAGTTGATTTCTATGAGTACTGGAACGGAGAGCTTGTTGCCGCTCCGCCGTACCATCAGGACTATATGACGATTGGTGGCGAGGCCTATAACTGGGACAGGTTGCCGCTCATACCGTTCAAGTATAACGACGAAGAAATTCCGCTCATTGTGAGTTGTAAGAGCTTGCAGGATGGCCTGAATGTTATACTGTCAAATTTTCACGACAATATGACTGAGGATGCTCGGAACACCATTCTTGTTCTCGTGAACTATGATGGACAGAACCTCGATGAGTTCCGGCACAATCTCGCAACCTATGGAGCGGTAAAGGTCCGCTCGGTTGATGGAGACAAGGGCGATGTCCGGACGCTCCAAGTCGAGGTAAACAGCGACAACTACAAAGCGATTTCAGATATCCTGAAAAGGGCCATCGTTGAGAACTGCATGGGCTACGATGCCAAGGATGAGAAGATTGGAGGTACCCCGAACCAGATGAACATCCAGTCCATGTACAACGACATCGACCTCGATGCCTCGGACATGGAAATCGAGTTTCAGGCGGCGCTTGATACCCTGATGCATTTTGTTGACCTGCATCTACTGAACAGCGGCTCCGGAGATTTCGGCGGCGAGGAAGTGCAAATCACATTCAACACCAACATGCCGATGGATGAGGCGAATGCAATCCAGAATGCACAAAATTCCGCCGGCATAATCTCGAGGCGCACGATTACAGCGCACCACCCGTGGGTGACCGACCTAGATGCGGAGCTTCAGCAGCTCGAGGTCGAGGAGGCTGAGGACAGAGAGCGCATAGCGCGGCAGTATGACCCGTTTGCGGGACAGGGAGCCCCTGACACATCCGACAATCAGGGAGAGGGTGAGAAATAATGAGGAGCGGCGACTACTGGAAAGAGCGGTTCGAGCAGATTGAGCAGGCGGAGCACACCAGGGGATTACAGTGCTGTGCCGAAATCGAAACGCAGTACCGGCAGGCGCAACGGTCCATAGAGGGGCAGCTTGCGGCGTGGTATCAGCGACTTGCCGATAATAACGGCGTTTCCATGCAGGAGGCACGGAGGCTGGTAACTGGGCGCGAGCTTGAGGAGTTCAAGTGGGATGTCAATCAGTACATCAAGCGCGGCGAGGAGAATGCACTGAATGGCCAGTGGATTAAGGAGCTCGAGAACGCCTCCGCTCGGTATCACATATCCAGACTTGAGGCGATACAACTCCAGATGCAGCAGCAGATAGAGGTTGCGTTCGGGAATCAGCTAGACTCGATAGACTCAGCTATGCGCGGCATCTATACGGACGGGTACTACCGGACGGCGTATGAGATTCAGAGGGGAGTCGGGGTTGGCTGGAATTTCGCAACGCTGGATCAGAAGCGAGTAGACAGGGTTATAAATAAACCCTGGGCGCAGGATGGGCGGAACTTCTCCGACCGCGTGTGGGCAAATAAACAAAAGCTTGTAAGTGAGCTCAACACAACGCTCACTCAAGGGATTGTGCTGGGCAAGGACCCGCGAGAGGTTATCGGGGCGATGACGGAACGGCTTAATGTTTCAAAGTCTGTTGCCGGAAGGCTGGTCATGACGGAATCCGCTGCGTTTGCCTCAGCCGGACAGCGCGCTTGTTTCTCTGAGCTCGGCGTCGAAGAGTATGAGATTGTGGCAACGCTCGACTCGCACACATCGACTATTTGCCGTGATATGGATGGACTGCATTTCAAAATGTCTGAGTGGGAGGTGGGGGTAACCGCTCCTCCGTTTCATGTGTGGTGCAGAACAACCACGGTGCCGTATTTCGAAGATGATTTCGGGGAACCCGGAGAGCGAGCGGCAAAAGACGCCGCCGGAAAGACCTATATGGTCCCTGCGGACACCACCTACAAGGAGTGGTCAAAAGCCTTTGTGGATGGAGATAAAACTGGCTTCCAGACAGCGGGAGAAGCTGGTAAAATAGAAATAAAGGGGCATCCGGATTGCGAGTTCGCGAAGAAATTCGGAGACCATTACTCTGCAGTCCTCCAAAGGGTTAAAGACTGCCCAAATGTGGCAGCAAAGAGATTGTGGGACCTCACAGAGGAAAAAATCCGCGTTGGAAGTACAACCCACAAAGGCACTGCGCATTGCGACAGCACTCCAAAGATTTTCCTGAATATCGAGAATGCCGCCGCGGGGTCGGGTTTTGAGACTGAACATCAGGTGACATTCCACGAGTCTGCCCACGCAATCGACCGCCTGTGTGTGGGGGTTCCCACGAGCGGCAACCAGATTGCCCCGCGATTCTCCGGAAGGTACGAGGATGGAAAATTCAATAGCACAATCAAGCAGGAGGTTGACGAATGGGTTAGCGGCGTCGACAAGGAAATGAAATCCGCTTGGAAAGAGCACAAGGGCGACTGGCAGTGGCTCCGCGATCATGGGTATATTTTGGATGGCCAAGGGTGGAGCTTCTACGAACAGACTGGCCGCTGGCCGCTGAGCCCACCGAAATACCGCAAGGCGATGGCCTACGCCAAGATACAGGCCGAGATTAAGGCGATAAACCTCCGCGACAGAGGAGATTTATCAGATATCCTCGAGGGGGCGACCAACGCAACAATCAGCTGCGGGGTGGGGCATGGGAAAAGGTATTGGAAGGACTCCGACCTGCGCGGGACGCTTGCGGCTGAGGCTTTTGCAGAAATGTACAGCGCAACCATGACGAATCCCGGAAGCCTTGAGACAATCAAGAAATACCTGCCGAAATCCTACGAGGTTTTCACTGAAATGCTTGAAGTGCTTGTGAAGGAGGTAGAAGCATGAATGAACTGCTGGAAAAGTATCAGGATCGTTTTGATGAGTCTTTCCCGCTGATGCTCTTCATGGGCGTCGATGAGGAAGAGATTAAAGCGAAAATCGAGGCGTGTCTGGAGAGTGATGAGCCCTACGAGGCGCCCGAAATCGCTGAAGACGAAGTGGTTTGACAGACGATACAGAATAAAGGTCAAAAGCATCCCGTGTGGGGGTGCTTTTTTGATTGAAAGGACGTTGACATGACTGACACACAGTTTATCAGCATTTGTAAGAAACAGGTTGCTGAGTATTTCAATGGCGAGCGCGATGCGACCGACAAAAACGGCAGCATTACCGAGGAGAATGTGTTTATTGTCTGGGTTTGTAAGGCGCTACAGAACTGGAAGGCGCTTGCGAGCACTACCGTCGCGGATGGCATGTACTACGAGTTGACCTATAACGGCGACAAGAAGCAGCTGTATCTCGATGCCTATAAGAAGTGGAAAAACAAGTGCATCGAAGTCGCTGAGTAACAACAGAAAGCATCCCCTGCGGGGTGCTTTTTAATTGCCCGGTTAGACGAATGGTAAAGTTGCCGCCCTTTCACGGCGGAGACGCGGGTTCGACTCCCGCACCGGGTATTGTCCTGTTGGATGACGTAAAAAGCCACAACCAACTAATCAGGTGGGAGCAACCCCGTAAAAAGCGTAAATGAAAGGATGGGAAACCATGAAAAGAGCAGAACTCGAAGCATTGGGATTGACGAAAGAGCAGATTGACTCCGTGATGGGCATGAATGGCCGTGACGTGGAAGCCGCCAAGGGTGAGCTTGCAACGGTTGTGGCGGAGCGGGATGGTCTCAAAAAAGATATCGCGGCTCGCGATACGCAGATTGAGGACCTCAGAAAGGCCGCAGACGGCAACGAGGCGCTCCAGAAGCAGATTGCAGAGCTGCAGGCCGAGAACCAGTCCACGAAAGTCAACGCCGCTGTTGAATCAGCCCTCGTGCGGGCAAAGGCGCGAAGCGTTGTCGCGGTTAAGGCTCTCCTGAAGGGAATCGACACGGCTGAGTTTTCCGATGACGGAACAATCAAAGGCCTTGAAGACCAGATTGCGGCACTGAAGAGCGACGAAAACACGAAGTTTCTGTTCGACACACAGACGCAGAAGAAGCCGTCCTTTAAGGGCGTCACTCCGGCAGAGCCCGGCGACCCGAAGCCTCAGGGCATCACGCGGGAGCAGTTCAGTAAGATGGGCTACAAGGAGCGGTTGAAGCTGTTCAATGAGGACCGCGAAACCTACGACGCACTGACCGGAGGCGGCGAAGATTGAGAAAGGTAAGGTAAAGTATGGCAACTGGAATTACTAAGCTTGCGAACCTCGTAAACCCGGAAGTGATGGCGCCGATGATTGCGGCGACGCTGCCGAAGAAGATTAAGTTCACCCCGTTCGCGAAGGTTGACACGACCTTGGTCGGACAGCCGGGAGACTCGATTACCGTCCCGAAGTTTGAGTACATCGGTGACGCGGAGGATCTCCAGGAAGGTATCGCGATGGGAACCACGGTGCTGACGGCAACGACTACCAAGGCGACCGTCAAGGCGGCGGGCAAGGCAGTTGAAATCACCGACAAGGCGCTTCTTTCCGGATATGGCGACCCGGTGGGCGAGGCTGTCGGTCAGCTTGCGATGTCTGTCGCGGCAAAGGTTGATAACGACTGCTACGAGGCGCTTTGCGGTGCGACCGTCAAGTATAACGGCTCCGCTGCGGTTATCAGCTATAACGGCATTGTGGATGCCGTCGACCTTTTCGAGGACGAAAACGATGACGGCCTCGACAAGGTGATTTTTGTGCACCCGAATCAGGTCACGCAGCTGAGAAAGGACCCGAACTTCCTCGACATCAATAAGTACCCGATTGCAAACGGCGTGATCATGTCCGGCATGATTGGCGCGATTGCTGGATGCAAGGTTGTGAAGTCCAAAAAAGTCAAGCTTGACACTGCGGGCACCTCCT